AGAACTTTATGTTGGTGCAACAGCTCCTTCAGCGTTCTAAATTTATACATTTTATACGGGAGCTTCGGCTCCCTTTTTTTTTATGACTACTCAAATAGCAACCGATACCGAACTATCCGCAGTTAACTCTATCTTGGGTAGCATTGGTCAATCACCAATCACTGCTCTAAATTTTCAAAATCCAGAAATATCTTTTGTCTACAACTTACTAACTGAAACTTGTAAAGATGTTCAGAACGAAGGATGGCATTTTAATAAAGAAGACCATATAAAAATGTCACCTGATGCTAATGGTAATTATTTAATTCCTAGCAACTATCTTAGATTTGATATCCATGATGGATTATATGACAGGACTAGAGATGTAGTTAGAAGAGATGGAAAATTATACGACCTTGTTTTACACACAGATGTTTTTACTCAAGACTTTTATTTTGACATAACCTTCTTACTTGCTTTTGTAGATGTACCTTCAGTTATACAGAGATACATAATTGCTAGGGCTTCCGTAAGAGCAGCAACTCAGTTAGTTTCTAATGCAGATTTAGTTAAGCTTCTTCAACTACAAGAAGCACAGACTAAATCATCCGCTTTGGAATACGACTGTGAGCAAGGAGATCATAACTTCTTTGGGTTTCCACATGAAAGTAACTACAGATCTTATCAACCTTACAAAGCACTTATTAGATAATGGCAAACATTACACAAACTATTCCAGCGTTGACGGCTGGCATTTCACAACAACCTGACGAGCAAAAGATTCCCGGTCAGGTGAGAGACATGGTGAACGCCTTACCTGACGTTACACAAGGATTATTAAAAAGACCTGCTGGAAAGTTTGTGGCATCTTTATCTGATGGAACAAATAATTCTACAACTAACGGTAAATGGTTTCATTATTATCGTGATGAGAATGAACAGTACATAGGACAGATAGCACAGAATGGTGCTATCAAAATATGGGACTGTCTAACAGGAGCAGAGAAAACAGTAGTCAATGGAATAGGAAACAATACATATCTAACTCATACAGATGACGAAGATATACAGACACTAACTCTTAATGACTTTACTTATCTCAACAATAGATCCATCACAACAGAGATGGACACGACAGTAGAACCTGTTGGAAATTTTCAGAAAGAAATTTTTGTAGAATTGAAATCTATATCTTATGCAAAACAGTATGCGTTAAATGTTTTTGACAACACCAATACCTCAACAGTTACTACAGCTACAAGAATAAACGTAACTCTTGTTAACTCAAGTAATAACTATTGTGATTCTGGATTTCGTATGAGAACACATGCAACTAGAGGAAATGCTAGTAATGCTAGATGTGGTACTCAAGCAGGAGATGGTAGAGATGCGTTTGCACCTAATGTAGGTACACGTATTTTTAGTGTCAGCACTGGTACTACTCTTGTTGATGAGGGTGCCGCTGGAGGAACTCTTGCTAATGGAAGTCAATCAGACACAAACTATAGTGAAGTCGTTAATATATTTAATGCCTCTAACCAAGGCAGTCAAACAGGTAGGAAGAATTTATATTTTCGTATAGCTACAACTGGTCAGTCAGTACCTTATACAGAAGGATCTGGAAATAGTCAGTCAACTACATATCAGGCTAGATATACAACAACACATGACTTACTACATGGTGGAGAAGGTTGGCTAGAAGGTGATTACTTCTATGTATTTATGAAAGATGGTTACTACAAAATAACTATAGAAAAAATAAGTACTTCAGTAGTCCAAGCAAACCTAGCTTTAGTCAGACCACAACCCACACCATTCGATACTGAAACAACTATCACTGCTGAAAGTATTCTTGGTGATATTAGAACTCAGTTGATAGCAAGCGGTAATTTTACAACTAATGATATAAGTCAAATAGGTACAGGATTACATATAAAACGCAGTGCTATCTTTAACGCTTCTACGCCTGTAGGAGAGCTGTTAAATGTAGTGGCTGGAAAGGTTAATGACGTAGGAGACCTACCCTCTCAGTGCAAGCACGGCATGGTTGTAGAGGTTATTAATAGTGTGGCTGAAGAAGACAATCATTATGTAAAATTCTTCGGTAATAATGATAAAGATGGTGAGGGTACATGGGAAGAATGTGCTAAGCCGGGAAGAACTATAAGACTTAAAAGATCAAAGATGCCAGTGCTTCTGATAAGAACTGCTGACAGTAATTTTAGATTGACTGAGCTAGATGGATCTACCTATACAATTTCAGGTACAACTTATTCAGTTCCACAGTGGGACGACGCTTTAGTTGGTGATGATGTAACGAACCCTGAACCATCTTTCATAGGTAAGAATATAAACAAAATGCTGTTTTTTAGAAACAGATTTGCAATACTTGCCGATGAAAATATAATTTTGTCTCGCCCGGGAGACTTTACTAATTTCTTTGCTAAGTCAGCTATTCAATTAATAGCTAGTGACCCAATAGACATAGCAGCTAGTTCAGAATATCCAGCAATATTATTTGATGGTATTCAAACCAATACAGGATTAGTTTTATTTTCCAAGAATCAACAGTTCATGCTGACTACGGATAGTGATGTATTCAGTCCTACTACCGCTAAAATCAATGCTCTTTCTACTTACAACTTTAACTTTGCAACTAACCCTATCTCTCTTGGTACTACAATCGGCTTCTTAGATAATGCTGGTAAGTTCTCAAGATTCTTTGAGATGGCACAAGTACAAAGAGAAGGTGAACCAGAAGTAATTGAACAGAGTGCAGTAGTTTCTAGATTATTTGAAAAGGATTTAAAGCTTATATCAAACTCTAGAGAGAACTCTGTAATCTTCTTCAGTGAAGAGGGTACATCTACTCTTTATGGTTACAAATATTTTGACTCTATAAGAGAGAGGAAATTAGCATCTTGGTTTAGGTGGACAGTCACAGGAACTATTCAATACCATTGCATGCAAGATGATTTCTTATTTGTAGTTGTACGTAATAACGGTAAAGATCAGCTTCTTAAATATGCAATAAAGATGGACTCTAATACTTTTGCTTTGGTAGAAAATAGAGTGCATTTAGATCATCTAATGTCAGTAACCACTGCTTCTAATACATACAACTCCACAACTAAAAAGACTACATTTCCTAAACCAACGGGTATAGAAAGTACAAGTCAATTAGCAGCATACGATGTTGATTCTGGAAATGAATTAGGTAGGTATGGATTGATAACAATCAATGGAAGTAATTTAGAAATAGATGGTAACTGGTCTAGTCAGACATTCCTGATAGGACATCAATTTACTATGCAAGTAAATCTTCCAACCATCTACTACTTAACTCAATCAGGTCAAAACTGGAGAGCAGATACTAGAGCTAACACTGTTGTACATAGAGTTAAGTTTGGGTTTGGTCCAGTAGGAATATACGAAACAACTTTAAGTAGAATAGGAAGAGTTGATTACACAGAAGTATTTGAAGTAACTGCTGCTGACCAGTACGGAGCAAACACAGCAGGAATTGTTGATGACAATGTTTTGAGAACAGTTCCTATTTACGACAGAAATATAAACGCATCATTAACACTTAAATCTACACACCCAGCTCCAGCCACAGTTCACAACCTGACATGGGAAGGAGTTTATACAAACAATAATTACGAGCGTGTCTAATTACATTCACCCAGCAACCGTAGAAGCTGCACTTCGTGTGGCTTCTAATTTATTACCCGATGATTATCGGGAGGTAACAGAAGGTCATGGACATGACCCTTTAAATGCACTAGTCGTCGGATTACATAACTGTGACTCAGTGTATTTTGAAGTGCCAAATGGCGATATAGCAGGCATGGCAGGAGTCCATAATGATGGACAAATCTGGATGCTTTGCACCCCAGCTATTATCGAATATCCACATACGTTTGCTAGAGAAGCAAGACGGTATGTGAAGTCAAGAAAAGAAAAGTTACTGTGGAACATTGTTGACGAAAGAAACAAAGTCCATATCAAGTTACTTAGGTTTTTAGGTTTTAAATTTCTTAGAAGATTTACCTACGGACCAAACAATTTATCCTTTATAGAATTTTGCCGTGTGCAGTCCAGCAGCAATAGGACCAGCGATGTCAGCCGTAGGCTCAGCAGCGTCAGCGTCCCAAGCGAACAAAGAAGCGAGGCGTAATTACGAGTACAAACTCAAAGTCCGCGAACGTAAGTGGATGCAAACAAGAGCTACTTACGCATCTAAAAAAGTACAATTTGAGGAAGAGGTTGACCAATCAAATATTGCAGCTCAACGAGCTTACTCAAGAACTCAACAACAATTAAATAATGCAAAGTCTCTAGCAATTCTTGAGAATCAGGAAGATTTTAAAAAGATGTTAGCTAACGAAGGAGCGATAGAAGTATCTGCTGCTGAACGTGGTGTTAGAGGTAGATCAGTAGCTAGACAATTAGTTATGAATAAAGGCAACTTTGGTATTAGTCAAGCACTAAGATCCAGAGGCTTAGCTCAAGCTGGTTATATGGCTAAAGAAAGTAATGCAGATGTTAATAGACAATTAAAAGGACAACTAAATAGATCCTTTGGAAAGGTAGCTATTCAACCAGTACAAGACTTAGCACCACCACCTCCAGTAATGCAGAACGTAGGAATGACATTCATGCTTGGCATGGGTCAGGCGTTAGGTGCTGGTTTAGAAGGTATGGGTAATACAGGTGATGGTTTAAGCAACACAACGGGTGGAGCTTCAACGACCACAGGAGGTGTAAGCACTGGTTCAATAGACTATGGAAATACATTCCCATCAGGAAGTTTTGGATATGGTAGTGCAGGTACAAGTCGAGGACTTGCTAATAACAG